GGGGAGATCGTCAAAACGGAATTCCTTGCCCGACAGGGCGATGTGATCCTTTCGCGGATGCTTGCCGCCGCCGGTGTGGATCCACACGAAGGTATCGGCCCCGATCTTCTGGAGCCTCGCCGCATTGACGTTGCTATACGCCTTCCTCGTCTGATCCAGCGCCACCATGCGGGCGTGCTTGAGGCGCCCGTCGTAGAGTCGATTCAGCGTCGGCACCAGGTCTTTCAGGCCGCGGCCGGTACTGATCGAACGCATCACAGCGCCCTGAACATCGTCCAAGTACTGCTGCGGGATCAGCTTGATCAGGTTCGCCGCCTCTTCCGTGCTGGCATTGATGACCTGTTTGAGCCTTGCATCGATGTAGCGCGTATTGACCTCGAAATCCTTCGAAATCTGCCGGAGCGACATGCCGAGCGTGGCCGCCGAATGGCTCAGCGTCCGCTTGATCATCCTGTCGGTGATCTTCGTGGCCAGTTTTCCGAACACCGGATCCCATTTCCTGATCAACGCATTCAGCCGTACGCGGACCTGATAGGAGCCATCCGCGGCGTCCTGCCCATACTTCGGACCATCGAAGCCGGAGACATGCAACGCCGCGATCATCTCGCGCTTGATCTCACTGGCCAGCTTCTCCAGCGCAAGGCGCAGCGGCTTGTACATCTCGGCTGCCGTGGCGATGCTGGGGCGCAGCTCACCGCCGACCGCGCCCTGGGCGTCAATCGGCTTCCGGGTCTTCGCCGTCATCATCAATCTCTTCCAGGCCAAGGGCGTGGTAGCCACTTTCCTTGTCCGTGGCGATGCGCTTGCGTTCATCAGCCGGCTGCAACGCGCCTGACTGCACCAGGGCGGCGCCTGTCTGGGCTTTCGTGAGGTTCGTGTCCGCCAGTTCCTTGGCTGTCGGCGTATCCAGCGGGTTCCAGAACACGGTGGTGCATACGTCGGTGTTCAACTTCGGGCCAATGAAGGAGCGCCAAACCAGGGCATGGTGACGCTCCAGGAAAGGCGTCAGCGCATCGTCCTGGATCGACTCCAGCGTCTCGTGGTAACTCGATTCCTCATACTCGCCCGAGGCGCCGAACCCCTTCGGGCTTGTGCCCAGCAGTTTGGTGGCCGGCATGCAGGCGATCGCTGCCACCAACTGGTATTGGCTCATGATCAGCGCGTCGAAGTCCGCGAGCGTGGTGTCGAACTGCTCGAACTGATCGCCCTCCTTGTCGCCCATCTTGACGCCATAGTTATTGCGGAAGCGCACCCACTCCTGAAGGCGCTGCATCGCCTCCTGGCTGTTGGCCATGACCTTTTCCATGTCCGTCAGCCAGACATTGGTGCGCTTGGTCATGGCCAGCTCGGGGGCTTCATTCGCCGTCCGCTCGGCGGCGTAGATGCGCTCCATGATCTGCTGCGGCAGCGGCATGCCGCCGTAGAGATATTGCGGCTTCAGGACGTCTACAACCTCCTCATGGCGGTAGATGCAGAGATGCGAGCGATGCACCTTCCTTCCACTGATGATCCACCATGTCGGTTCGTAAAAGTGCAGGCTGTCCGGCTGTGCCGCCGCTGCCCCATCCAGCATGGGCGCTGTCCAATACGGGTCGACCTGGACGATGCCTTTGTAGCTGCCCTTCGTGACACCATCGAGGTTGAATGGTTTCTCGTAGTACAGCGGGTCCGTGCTTTCGACTTTGAACATTGCAATGCGGATGCCGAAGATGCGCCCCTTGCGCGCAAAGTCGACCAGATGCCGCTTGATGCGGAACTGACGGTCGTAGCGCTTGAACAGCTTGACGGCCTCAGTATCGAGGTCATCGCCGTCTTCCGTGACGATGTTGTAGCCCTTCCTGACCGCATCCCTGGCTGGCACGGAACAGGCCTTATTGACCAGCCAATGCTGCGCCACGATGCCGGCGAGCTGATGACTGATGAACGATTGCGCGGCGTACCAGCCGACGATCTGATCCGACATCAGTGACGGCATGTCCGCCCATGCCTTCAGATCATCGGCACCGCCATAGTCATCCATCGCATGCTTGGCGCCTTCGACTTTTGGCCGGGGAAGCGCACGCAGATAACCAACCACGTCGAAGGTCGGTTGCTCGATGCCGTCGGCAGCATGCGTGCTGAACCAACTGGATGCGCGCCGCGGCGGCTTCACCGGCTCGGCTTGTGGCTTACGCCAGAAGAAGGGCATATGTCATCCAAACCAGCTGCGGCGAGGCACCATGACTTCGGCGAAAGCGCGGCTCAGCGCATCAACCTGATCGTCATGCTTGCCATTCGGGAACATGCGTAGCTCGTTGATAAGGGCTTGATTCCACGGACCGCGCAGCATCAGTACGTTCCCGGCATTCACCTGGGCTGCCAATGGTTCTGCGCGCGTCACCTTGTCACCTGTTTCAGGGGTTGCGTTGACGTTGAAGCCCGCCAGGGCTCGCGTCAGATAAGTCACCTGCGTCTTGCCGGCCTGGCCGGGGTCCTGCGGAATGCTCACTTTCACCGGCCGGCCATCCAGCTGTGCCGTGTTCACGATCGCAGCGTCGCGCTCATCAGGGCCGCGCTGGAAGCGCGCCATGTCCCCAATAACGAAGCGCCCATCAGCGAGCCGCCCGAGCTTGCCGCCCGCCGTCCAGTCACCATCGTTGACCACGCTGGCCAAGTCCCAGCCGCGGCACCACTTGATGTCCTCGGCCGGCAAGGCGTCGACGATCTTGATCTGATCCGGATGGAACAGATCACCATCCAGCGGCGATGGCAGCTGCTGAAACAGCGCAGCCCAGGTGCGTGGATTCGCCTCGAACTGCGCCCAGTGCTTCCGGTCGAACCATTCCGGCCAGAGGTATTCGCCGCGCCGGCGGCCGAGCGGGTCGTTGTCGACCTCGCATCGCGCCTGCAGGCATAACACCTCCCATTCGTAGCCATCCTTGCAGAGGAACGTCCCGCTTTGCCCGGCCCAGCCATCGGGCAGAATGCGGCCGGCCAAGTCGTCCTCATGCCAGCGCGTCTGGATCAGCACAATCCAGCCGCCCGGAATCAAGCGCGTCTTGAGGTCATCCTCGTACGCGTCGAACGTCTTCTGGCGGATCAACTCGCTGTTCGCCTGCTCACGCCCCTTAATGGGGTCGTCGATGATCAGCCCGTGCGCGCGGTTGCCAGTGACGCCCGAGAGAATCCCGCAGCTCATGTATTCGCTGCCGTTCGTGAGGCTGAACTCCTGCGCCGCCTGCGACTCGTTCGTCAGCTCTGCCTTGCAAATGCCCTGAAACCTGGGCTGCTTGATGATGCTCCGCGTCCTGCGTCCCATCTTGCGGGCGAGATCATCGCCATAGCTCGACAGAATCAGCCGCCGGTCTGACTGCAGACCCAGGTAGCGACTCGGGAACACAACTGACGCGTACGTCGACTTCGCGCTGCCTGGCGGCATGAACACCATCAGGCGCCCATGCGGCCTATGGCTCACCTCGTCCAATTTGCTAAGAAGTAGCCGGTGGTGAAGGGCCAGCGTGGTCTCGATCGGTTCGAAGAACTCCGAGTCCGGATCCTCACCCGCCGGCTTTCCAGGCACTTGCACCGCATTGGCATAGTCCAGGATGCCGGCACGCGCACGTCGCCTAATCAACAGTTCCTGTGCGGCCTGCTGCGGCGATAGCGGCGAGTTCGTCATCACTTAGTTCATGTGGCGATCGGGTTAAGGCCAATGCACCCGTAAGCGCAACGCCCTGCAGGGACTTGCCATAGCCTCGATCCAGCAATTCCTTGGCGGCAGCAACGCGTGCTGCCGGTGGCTGCTCTTTCGATTCCATTATTTCTGTCAGCACCGCAATGGCAGAGGGACCGTATTCCTGCGCCACCGCTTTAATATCAGCCGTTGATTTGTTCGGCTTTCCCTTGCGAGAACCGCCGCCTGTCTTTGCACCCTTAGCCATCGCACTTATCGCACTTCATCGCACTTTGCGATCAGAGAGCCGCGCGAACTTTTTCGAACGCCGCATGCAAGCGGTTCCAGGTGTCCGCCGGGATGTGTTCGAGCTGGGCGAGTTCAGCTTCAATGAAAGCGAGGGCCTTCAGTGCATCAGCGCTGCGATCCTCGCCACGGCTGTCCTGATCCAGGACTGCATCATCATCTTTCACGGCGTCACCCCCGGGTCTTGCTCGAGCGCCTCATAAGCCGGGCCCACGATGGCGATTGCGTGCGCTTTGGCGATCTGCTTCTTGATCAAGGCGATCTCTTCGGCCGATACCTCCTGAGCGCCGCCCTGGCTGATGCGCTCGGCCAGCTTGTAGCGGCGCAGCTTCTCTTCGCCCGCGAGGCTCGCTTCATCCTGGAAGTTGGCCAGAAGAGCACCCACGGCGACGGCGCCAAGGGTCGGGTAATTGCCGTCCTGGTCGGGCGAGATAGAGCCCGGAATGCCCTGAAGCTGCTTGGAGAAATCGCGTTTCATTGGTTTGAACCCTTTTTGATTAACCCTTCCACCGCCGCCATTCAATCCAGCCGACGAAGAACACGGCGGCCACCACCGCGATCCAGGCGATCACCCACAGCGCGGTAAGCACGGCGTCCATCCCTCATGCGGCCAGCGCATGGATGACGCGGTCGATGCTGTGGTCGGTCGCGTTGTCGAACGGCACCACGGCCGTACCGATGCGCGTCAGCTCGCCCGGCAGCGTCATATCCGGCGGAACCTGCGTGACGACATCGCAGCCGTTGCGGCAGGCGTACCACGGCACCTGTTTGGCCTTCAGCAGCGAATGGAGCCCGTCATCGGCAGCGACGCGCGGCGGCTCGAAGGCGTACACCGGCACGACGCAGTCCTGTTGCGCCAGGACGGCCGCGTAGAGGATTGCTAGTGCCGCGCCCAGGCTGTGCCCCGCAATCGCCTTCGGCCGCGGCAGTGCCAAGCACGCCGGCAGGATCGCCGCCAGCGCGCCGTAGAACCCGGCATGTACCTTGCCGATGCCCCACACCTCGACGGTCGAGACGTTGAGGTCGGCGAGCCAGGCCGAGACATCGTCGCTGCCGCGAAACACATGCACGTCACCATAGACGTGCATCCGCGAGGCGCTGTCCGCCCTCCCGACCGTGGGCGCATCCGTATAGGCGCGCTTGGCCAGGAGGGCGTAGTCAACGGGCCTCATGAAATCAGCCGCCCATCGTATCGTTGTCGATGCAATCCTGGGAGCCTTTCATTTCGAGCCACTCGCACTAGATGCGGACGCTGGCGCTGCATGCGCCGCAGCCACCTGAGCCTCAACCACACCCACAACACCGGCAGCGGTCTCGGCTAGTACCAATGCTGCCTGTACCTGCGCCTGTTGCGCAGGTGGAAGCGGTAGTGATCCAGCCAAATATGCGAGCGCCGGCAGTCCAGTCTGTACCAATGCTTGAACGCTAGACGCATCCACCAATGGGGCTGCCGAAGCACCGTTACATACCTTCGTCACAATGGCATGGACGACCGCCAGTTGTGCGGAAGCCTTCTGGCCAACCGCCGCAGTAGCTGGGTCAGCCTCCAGCGCGGCATTGAACGCGGTCAACTGCGTATGCACGAGATCGAGCTGCGGGCACGCGATGGTGGCGATCTGCTGTGGCGTGAGCGGCTGAGGCTTGACACCGCAACCGGACACGAACAACGCGCACAGCATCACCGTCGCGATGGTCAGCATCGCGAAGAAATGGCGGATTTTCATGGGATTACCCTTGGTCGGAGGAAGGCTTGTCTTGCGGCACGGACACCGGCGGCAAGGATTTCTGCCCGGTCAGCCAGGCCTGGATCTGCGTATCGCTCAGCAGGAAAAGCGCGATGCCAGCGGTGGCAACGATGACGGCCGTCAGCTTCGCTACGTCAGGACCGAGCTGCGGCAGGACGGCAGCGAGCACCGCCAGATAGCCAGCAACCGAGGATTTCTCGGTCAGCTTCGCGGCGACACGCTGCAGAAACGCCAGCGTCTGCGGGCTGATCTTCACGGCTATGCCTTCCGATCAGCGCGGTATTCGCGCACCCACTTCCACGCGAGGTATAGCGCCTGCATCGCGACATACACCGCGGTCAGGGCATACATCCAGTCCTGAGGACCCCATCCAGCCATGCTGGCCCAGATCACGGCCGCCGGTGGCGATATCTTCACTGCGGCGGCACTGATCTCACTGGTAAGGCTCATGCCGCATCCCCTGTGATGGGCGAAAGGAACAGCGTGCGTTCTGCCGCGCGCCGGTGAACAAGCCCATCCAGCACGATGCCGCCCGCCTCATTCCACCGCGCAAATTCCTGGGCCGCGCCGTCGTAATCGCCCATGTTCAGCTTCACCAGCAACGTGGATCCGGCGAACCTGACGATGCCGACGTTGTAGGTGAAGCTCACCAGGGCGTCGAACTGGTTTTGATTCACCGGCACGGTGATGTATTTCTCCACCAGCGTCGCGGTGTTCTGCACATCGGTCTGCAGGAACGCGTCAGCCTGGGACTCGGTGATCACCAGGCCGGGATACACGCCGAAGGTGTGCCCATAGCCGATCGTCCACTTGCCCGCCGCATCCTGATAGGCGCGCAGCCGGCATCCCTCGAAGTTCTGAATCAAGCCCATGCATTTCTGGCTTGGCTGCATGGTCGGGCTCCGGACAAGAAAAAGCCCGCGGGGGAGGCGCGGGCTGGATGATGCTGGTCATGCGACGGTGCCAGAATGAGACCGATTTTGCGGACTTGGCAAGTCCGCACTATGAGACAGCGGACCTCATCTCCCGATCGGCCTCCTGCATGGCATCCAGGCAGAGGTCCATGGTCCATTCGAAAACCTTCTGCCATTTCCGGCGATAAGCGGACTCATCGATGTCCATCAAGGCGGCCCTGGTCCGATTGCTGACGGTCTGGCGTCCTGTCCCATCGCAGACCGGGCAATCCTTGATCACCGTCCCTACTTGCAGCGAGCCATGACCTCCGCATTTCCCACACTTGTTCGGCGCTTTGAGCTCGGCGAGCACAATCAGCCGTAGCCGTTCATAGCCTTCGGAATGCGTACCAAGCTCGGCGCTATCGACCCAGTGCGGCCACCGCGCAGCATGCGCATCCGCATACAGCCGCTGAGCGCGGCGCAATGAGTCACCCCCGGTGTGGGAGGCAACTGCGAGCATGGCATCAAGCATCTGCTGCTCATACTTCCACCATTCACCACGCTGCTCGTTTTCGAGCATCGCGTTGAGCTGACGAAAGGTGACGGCCATGCTATCTGGCCACCAGACCATGCAGATCAATTCGCGTCCGAGTCGATTGCGCACGAAGGCCAGTGCGGCAGCGATGTCCTGCGGAGAAAGCTCGCCTTTCCCGCCACTACCGCCATCCACTCGTGCGACTTTTGGTCCAAGCCGAGCCATGGTTTTTCCTATGTGCATGGTTTGTCCCCCTTCAGTTTCAACAATGCTTCGCGAATCTTCGGATCGTCGCCCCAGCGCATCGATTTCTCGCGATAGACGAGCTGCGGCGGCGGCACGAATCCCTTCGGCAACTTCTCCGCGGCGCGCTCCGTTGGCGTCAGCACATCAGCGCTGTGACACGCCGCATCAGCGCGAAGAACGTTGTGGGCTTTCAGCACGCTCGCGCTCCTCGTGGTCGTTGCAGACGTGCTTCTCGGTCGGATACCAGTAGCCGTGTCGCGCTTCGTGCATGCAGCGGCCCATGCCGGCGGGTGGGTTGATGGCGTCGGGTTGGAAGTGGCGGCAGTGGATGCAGGTGATCATGTCGCGTCATCCTCAAACCACGGCCGCACCTGGGCGTAAATGGCTTTGAGCTGTTCGAAGTTAATGCAGATATCAACCTCGCCAAGCCGGACAGTGAACATGTCACCGCCGGGCGCGTCTTCTGCCATTTCCAGCACCATGTCAACAGCCTTGTCGGAAATGTCGATGGTGATCACGCCGCCCCCTTGAACAAGTCCGGCGCAACACGCGTTCCAGCAATCGGCCCGAAGTTCTCCGTATCCCATGCCCACCGCGCTATCAGCAGCGCATCGGCGCGACCGTTATCCTTCTTGCGCTGCAAGCAAGTCGCAACATCCACGAAGCGCTCAACGCAATATTGCCGTGCCACATCCTTCTCAGTGCCGATGAGTCCGAAGTGCTTCTTCCACACCTGTGGCCTGACTTCGCACCAGCGAATATTCAGCGAACCCAGTACGCCCTTCACGATGCCATAGCCTTCACCAGCACGCTGATCAAGTCCACGCGCATTCGTCGGCCTGGTGGCGATCAGCTCCAAGCATGCCGAGAAGAACGCTCCGCGATGCTTCTGCATGACGCCGCGCAACTGCGCAGCGAGTGCGAAGGGATCGACCTCGTTGCCGCCGCCAGTTCGATCGTAAATCGGCATGTCCACGAACTCGCAAGGCTCACCATCGGCGAGCACTACGATGGCTCCCGAGATGCCAGGATCTACGCCGAAGGTGATGCGGAACGCCTCAGTTTGTGCGCGCGCGATGTGGGCGGGATTCATGCTTCCTCCTGCTTCGGATTGCGCCTGTGATACTTGCTCTGAGATTCATCGCAATTCGTCGGCTTGATGCCGTGCTGGTCAGTGCAGCGTGAGCATCTCCATGTAGGGTCATGCAAGGTAGGCGTGCCGTCGTAGTCGTAACTCCAGTCCTGGGACCACGAAACGCCAGGGCCATTCTCGCAAACGAAGCAACCACACTTGTCGCAGCGAGCTTGCCAAACCGCCCGCCATCCACGCGGAGGCTTACTGTCGTCAGTGGCTACATCGTTCATCCAGTCCTCGAAGGACTGACATTCCACAAGCTCGAACAGCTGCTTCGGATACCTTCCGCTGCTCATCCCGTTCTGCCTCACCTCGCCGCGATCGCACAGGATGCTCAGCGAATTGCGGATGACGTTCTCGTCGCTGCCGACGGTATCGGCGAGTTCGCGTACGGTCATGGCGCGACGCTTCAGGCAGCGGGTGAGGATGGATTGAAGCGGGTGACTGCGGTTCATGCCGCTCTCCTCTGCATCATTCGCGCGGAGCTCGCGTCACCAACACACTGAAGCGTGCGCTGACGACGAATCTCGTCGTGGTCGTAGGGGATGCACAGAACATCGATCGCCTTGCGCACCAACCGGTAGGCCGTCGCCCTGCTCAAGCCGAACTGTTCCATCGCGTTTGCGGCGGCGTCGCGGATGATGAAGTGCGGATCGCTTCGTTGTGCCCGCTGGACAAGCAGCAGCACGCGCATGGCCAGTTCGCCGCCGTTGAAGTCACGCTCCATGTTCGCCTCCATGCCCTGCTTCGTCTTCCGACTCCTCGCGATCCCAGCCCATGCGCTGCTTGAAGCTGTCGAGCATGCCGAGCACGCGCTCGCGCTGGTCGTCGTTTGTGAGCAACGGCGGCTGCCGTTCCGGTTGCGGTGCTGGCAGGCAATCCAGAAATTGCCGCGGTGTTGGCCATTGCGTGCATTCGCCCATCAGCGTTGCGAAGGCGTCGCGGAATCGCGGTTGATCCTGCGCTTGGTTGAACACGCGGTTGTGCGTGATGACCTCGTGCCAGGTGCCTGCGGTGAGCTGGAGCAATTCACCCGCCGGCTGTCGATCCAAGCCGAGGCAGACCAGCTTCTGCAGGCCCGTCAAGATTTCGTCCATCACCCAATCGGTTTTCACTTTTCATCGCCTCCAACGCCTGAACTGCCATGCCGGTTTTGCTGATCTGCATCGCTCGAGCTGGTGGTGGTCCGGTGCTGACCGTCTTCGCACCCTCGGCATGCCGGCTCCGTGCTGTCGCGATGGCATAGGCGAACGGGTTGGCCTTGCCTGGAGCTTCGGCGTAGGTGTCGCGGATCGCTTCCGGTGTCACACCCTCAGCGAGCGCTGCGAGGAGGTCCGGATGGCTTGCGTTGACCCTTGCGCAACCGGCCTGCCGGAGGAGCAAGCACGCGCGCCCTGCGTCGGTCCCGGCCTGGGTAGGGATCTCTGTGCGTGCCTCAAGCTGTTGCTCTTGATGGTGTATGGCGTGTGGCGTGTGGAGAGCTTCACCAGACTGGGTAGCCCGCTGGGTTTCTTCTGGGTTACCCCCCAGATAACCCACTGGGTTACCGGATGGGTTACCCGGTGGGTTACCGGCTGGGTTCGGTTTGCGGCCACCTTTCGAGCCGTTTTGCTGGGCGATCTGGATGCGCCGCTGAGCCTTGGCGATCTCCGCATCTACCCGATTTTTATGGCGAAATCCGTCGTCAGCGATCGGGAAGAACTCCTCGGCAACCTTGCGTGTTGCCGCTTTGTCGGCCGCTGAAATCGCGCTCGTAATCACGTACAGCTTTTTGAGGTCTGCGGGCAGCGGCTTTTCTTCGCTGTAATACGCGATTAAAAGCTTCAAATATGCCCCGTGTTCCGTGAGGTTTAGCGACGTCGTATCACGCAGGTAGTCGCCCGGATAGAACTCGAAGTAGTTCATGCGGCACGCTCACACAAGCCTAGATCGGACGTGCAACCACCGCCGGCCTGCTGGTCGAAAAACATGGCGTATTGCCGACCACCACGAACGGTCTTGCTCCACTCGACCAGGGTGCGGATGCGTGAGTACGTATCCGGCCGGTCCACGTCTGTGGGGTCGGTGACTGCCGGAAAGAACGTGGCCGACCGCCACTTATTGCTAGCCGACACGATGGCCTCCCAGCGCTCAATACGGTCGATGTGATCTGGGAACTGCGCCGCAATCATTCGAAGCTCGCTCTTGCGGCAGTTGATGCAAGGCATACACCCAACCCTACCCATGCCCATGGTGTACAGCGGATTGCGCTCGATCCTGTGCCGCTTGTGGATCTCCCAGACTTGATCAATCGACCAGCGGAAGATCGGGCGCCATACCATCGAGCCACTCTCGTGGTGGTTGTATCGAGGCTGCCGTGCCCGATTGCGGCTTTCTGCAGCGCGAATGCCAAGCCATTGCAGGACAGGCCCCTCGCGAAGCATTGGGCCGACCACCTGTGTTGTGATGGGAATTTCTTTCAACTCCCCGGTACAGAACTGGGCCATGCGCGACGGGAATCGGCCCTTGCTTATGCATAGGTCCAGGTACGGGTTCCCGGTGGGTTCGTGGAGCGCAGCCGCTTCCTGCACGATGGCGTCAGGGATGCCCTGCTTAGGCCATTCGCGCAAAACGTATTCGCGATGCCTGACGAGGTCTGCAGTGAAGTCTGCGCGTACGACTTCGACCCTGGGGCCACCTGTCCGTTCATGGAGCCGTGCGACGTACTCGTATGTCAGCTCGTGCTCGTTACCCGTGTCGGCAAACACTGCGCGGAACGGTCGGCCGGACTCCAGCGCGAGCAAATATGTCGCTGTGGAGTCTTTACCGCCGCTTACACTGACAAGATGTTGAATTGGTCTCATGCCGCCACCGCCGATGATGGCCATACCCAGATGTAGCGATTGCGCCCTTGCCGGCTGGTGCGCCGGTCAAATGTCCCGCGCGCATATGCCGCGCGCTTCCAGCCGTCGAAGCGGTAGGTATTGCCGGTGTGGATATCCGCGTCCTGGTAGCTGATAGCCGTCGCCATGCCAGTCCCGGGCAACACTAGTTCGCGCCATAGGCGCAGCACCACGCGGCATGCCCATGGCTCGGCGGCACAAAGCCGGCTTAGTTCCACGGTGTTCTCACGCGTCAGATGCGACAACCCACCACCAACATGCGGAGCGATAAGCGAAGACGTTGTTGCCACCCCCACGGGCTTTCCGTGCACGAATAGCGCATGGCATTGCAGCGCGCCGCTGTTGCCGCGAAGCAATGGCCCCATCTTGTGGCCCCAAGCAGCGAGCAGTTCGTTAGCCGTCGCGAGGTCGATGTTGTCGAAGCTGGCCAGCGGGAACATCACGCCACCAACCTCTCCGCTTGCACCGGCCAAAGGGTTTGCATCTGGCTTCCCAGCACGCGGCATTGCCGAATGGGCCCGAACACCACCCTCCCGCTCATGCGCATGTCACCGGTACGGCGATCGATCTGCACATGCGTCAGCCCGGTGTATTGCGTCAGCTCGCCGGCGGTGCAGCCGGGATGCGCATAGATCGCGGCGATGATTCGCTCGAGCTGCGTCTGACGCTTGCCGGTGCTGGTGATCTGCTCGGCGGCCAGGTGCGACGACACCGGATCGTTTGCTCGAGCAGCCGGCGTTTCGATGCGGCGCACTGGCGGCACTCGCCCGAAGTTGAAAGCTTCCTGGTTCATCAGTGAGCCTCGACAAGTTTTAGTAGACGTCCGCCGTGTTCGCGGCGGTATGCCCTCGCCTCTTTCCGCCCATGAAAAGCTTTCCACTGCCGCGGCCCGACACGCACGACCCAGCAGTACACAGCGCCCTCAGTCGGCTTCATGGCTGAACCTCTCAAGTTCCTGGACGATGGCCGCCCACAGCTCGCGCTCGGTGATATCGAAGCCGGGATTGACTTCTTCCTGCAGGGCGAAGGCGGAATAGATGCGGGTCATGCGGCGAGCCTCCGGCGCGCGCGTGCCGCGGTAGCCGTGCGCTCATATCCATCCTTCACTGCTCGGCCGACGCTCCAGCCTTTCATCCATGCTTCGCGCAGCTGGCCTATCTGGTGCGGGCACGCGCGTTGTTGCTTCCCTGCCTTGGCGGCTACATTTCCTTCGGACCAGGCGAGCAGGAGATATTTCATGCGACCTTCCCGTGCAGCGCTTCGATGAGGACACGGTTCTTCACGCGCTCTGCTTCGAGCGCTTCGTTCGCAACACGCAGCGCGCGTTCGGTTTCGGTTTCGAGCTTGCGCAGGCTCGCCGGGTCGTAGCCGCGGGAATGCGCGAGCCAGATCAGCGGCGCTTCGTTGCCGCAGAGATCCATCAGCGCTGGCAGCTTGTCGACGGGGAAATGCGCTTCGCCGCGGTGAATGCGCGTCCAGTGGCTGGCATCAATGCCCAGCGCGCTATAGACCTGCTTGTCACCCTCGAAACCACCGAGCGAGATGCACAGCTTGATCGCGGCCAGGAGCGTCGGTTGCGCGATCACAAGCGATGCATCAAGGGCCTGCGGAGCCCGCGCCAACTTGAGCGGTATCTGAGGTGCGTCCACCGAATGCAAAAGATTGGACTTCATTGGACGGTCCTCCGTGACGTAAAAAAATATCCATGGCGATCAAGCGAAAAGGCGGATTCCTCCCGGTGGTAGGCTGGCGTTGCGACACGACCAACCACCACACAGGAGGAATCCATGGAACAAGAGGAGCTGGCGAGCGTCCTATCGAAGGCGCTTGCATGGATCAGCGCGACGCAGCCGCTCATCGAGGCGCTGGTCATGAGTCACCCCGATCCGACACGACTGCGCGACGCATGGCATGCGCAATTGCCGCAGCAAGTCGAAGACGAAATGGGTACACCGCCGTTCGAGGTGAACGAGTACTGCGAGCGCTATATCGAATCCCTTTCAGGGATTTCGAATCTGATCGACGCCGCGGCGCGTCGCCATACCGGCGGGGGTTCCAAGTAGCGAGTGCGGACAGGCGGCCGGTCATCTCACGCAGCCTCCCTTTTTGCCGAGGCCAGCAAGTCGACGATCGTCACTTCGCCGAGAGTTACGCCGACGATCGCTTCCCAGTGCTCGGGGTCGATGCGTCGAGCGCCACTGATCCAGTGACGAACGGCCGGCGCCTGAACACCGCAGGCCTTGGCGATCTTGCCAATAGCTTTGCCGCGTTCCCCAAGGGGATGTTTAGAAACCCATTCGCGTATGTTCATGGGCGCGAGGATACATGATGTATCCTCAAGATACAATACGTGTCGTTGCAGCATGTGATACAGCACGTACCATCGAGCCCATGGGATGGGTACAGCGCGCCGTAGGGCGCATGCGCGACCTTGGGTTGCGACAAGAAGACCTAAAAGCGACGCTCGGAGTAAAAACCCGCGGCGCAGTTGGCCATTACTTTCGTGAACGCCGGCAGCTTTCCGCGCAACAGGCTGCGGCACTGGCGGCAAAGCTTGGCATGTCGATCGATGAGTTATTCAGCGACGACCCCGGCGCGGAAGCCTCTATCGGGAGCGCAGGAATAGTAGATTCAATCTCACAGTCCAATGCGACGAGACTCGACCCTGAAATGATCGCCGAGAGTTACGCAGCACTGAGCGAGATATATCTCGAGGAGCGCGGGGTCCCGTTTGACCTCACGCAGGAGCCGGAACGCTTTGTGCTTGTGTATGAGGCTAGGTCACGCATGACGAAGAATCCGAGCGCTTCCGACGAGCGCAGATTCGGTGCCAGGGTGGCCGAAATCGTGCGACTGACGGGGGCGGATTTACATGGATCGCGAGATGGTGTGCCGGTTGAAGGCGATGATAAGGGCCCAATGGCCCGAGGAGTTCAACGTAAAAAGGGCTGATCTTCGTGTCGTGCAGCCTGTCGAAATTCCGCCGCAGCCCGTCAAGCTTTGGGCGGCGACCCGGCCACCGCCTGGCTACAAGCGCCCTGCCCGCGTGCTGCCGGACAAGAAGACTGGATAGGCCATAAAAAACCCCGCCTGAGCGGGGTTTTTCGATCTAAATCATGGCGACACATCAAGCCGTGCGGCGCATGAAATCGCCAACAGGAACTGTTGGTTCTCCAGCTTCGCTCTCTCTTTTTTCTGCGTCTTCCAGCAGCTTTTGATAGATCTGCTTGCTTTCCGAGATGGCGAAGCGGTGCAGCAGATCGCGCACCATGGGCTGATAGCCAATCCCATGGTGTCGAGCGATCACCTTCAGTGCAGTGATCAGCTCTCTTTCTAGTCGGATGGAGATTGGCTGCAAACCTGCAGCCCTTTCGATCGCCGCTGTCTCATCGGGGCTAGCTTCCTTCGCATGGGCTGCATCCATCCCGAGCACGCCCTTTTCCCAGTTTTCGATCGACCCCTCGATCTTACTCATTTTCAGCACTCCTCGTTGGGCCAGCTCGCTGGCAACCCGGCGAGCCGTATATACAAATTGAGCGGACGGTCATCGTCCGGCTCAAAAGCCGTTTTGATCTCAATGTCGTCATCGACTCGAATAAAGCAAATCTTGAGCAATCGGCCGTGATTCGTCGGGGCAACGAACCAGAAAGTTGGCGGATCCGTACGGTTTGCCTCGCGGGGATCTTCATAGTATTTCGCCTCGCCATTGGCAAAACACTCGAACACTTCTTTCATAGAGACGCCATGCCGCTCCAAAAGCTTGGCGCCTGTTTTTCCGGACATCTTGAACGCCATGGTATCTGCGTCCCTGCAATTTGGTGTGTGTGGATTGTATATACAAGTGATCGGCTTCAGCAATGTGACCCAAGTCACCTTTTCATATTTGACAGGAGCGGATTCGGTTGCGGCGCGCCGCCCTTTTCGACCTACCAGGACGCCTGACGGCGGCCCAACCAGCTGCACCGCGTATTTATGAACCAAAAATAAATGTGTAGCTACCCGTTGTATCCTTGAGATACATTTTGTATTGCACGGAAAGGATACATTATGTATCGTTCTCCCAACGCCACCCCGGCAGGGAGAACAAGCATGGCCCGCAAGAAATTCGAACTCGTCGCAGACCAGTCCATTGAAGTCTTCGGCATCAAGCTGTTCCGCATCCGCGCTCTGATTTCGTTCGGCTCGGTGAGCAAGGGTGAGCTGGGCGGCTATGTCGCTAAAGAGGAAAACCTCAGCCAGGAAGGCAACGCGTGGGTCTACGACAACGCGCGGGTCTACGACAACGCGCGGGTCTACCACAACGCGCGGGTCTACGACAACGCGCGGGTCTACGACAACGCGCGGGTCTCCGGCAACGCGCGGGTCTACGACAACGCGCGGGTCTACGACAACGCGCGGGTCTCCGGCAACGCGCGGGTCTACGACAACGCGCGGGTCTACGACAACGCGTGGGTCTACGGCAACGCGTGGGTCTCCGGCAACGCGTGGGTCTACGACAACGCGCGGGTCTACGACAACGCGTGGGTCTACGGCAACGCGTGGGTCTCCGGCGACGCGCGGGTCTCCGGCGACGCGTCCATTTTTTGGGCATCCCGCGTCGGCAGTGAAAACGGCACCCTCACGGTCTTCCGCGCAAAGGTCGGTCTCTATGTCACCCGCGGCTGCTTTGCTGGCACGGATGACGAATTCCTCAAGCGCGTGGATGAAGTGCATGGCGCCGAATCGAAGGTTGGTCGCGAATACCACCTTCTGATTGAGGTTGCGCGTTCGCGCATCGATGTCACTACGCCACTGCCGGAACAGGCGGAATCCGATAGGGAGGCCGCATGAACACTCCGATATGGCAGTCCGACACGATCGATGTCGATGAAAAGACCGAGGCTGATGTCCAGGCTAGCGAACTGAGCGTTGCTCTCCGCTTCCACGACGGCCGCTGGATCTTCGAGATGCACCTCGACGACGAACGCGCTCTTGCGCTCGCCGCGCAGATAAACGAGGGCGTCATTCAGCACCGTTCGATGAGGGCCCGGCCATGAACGACCTGGACATCGAGCGCTTCTACGCCAACAACGCGCACACGGAGGTCGACCTCCTGCGCGCCCGACTCGGCATTCCGGAGCCCGTGCCGTTCAAGCCCAAGGCGCAGACGCCGGCGGCAACAGCACCGGCCCGCATCGCACTGATCGAGCGCCCCGCCTTCATCGTCGGCATGTATGTCGTGGTGATCGTCGTGATGGCTTTCAGTGCATGGAGCAACGCATGAACGCCATTCCCTGCGCCGTTTCCCGCGATCTGGTCAGCCACCAGCGGCAGATCGATCGCGAGGCCGATTATCAGGCCCGCATCGAGGCCAGGGCTGTCCAGCTCCGAACCGAGTACCGCCAGGACACCGATGTGCTGTGGGAATCCCTGGGCAACGTCACGGCGCGTAAAGCCGCCGGACAGGTGCCGGCCATCGTCAAGGTTCTGCGTGACGGCGGAACGCTGCACGAGCTGGCGGCTGCGATGCATGGCCTACGCGAGCTGGTCCTGGCCGAGTGCGACGACACGGCCGAGATTCGCGCAGAAGGCGAGGTGCAGAAGGAAGACGAGCGCGCGGAGCGGCAGAGCGCGTTGCGTGCCTATCACCAGGGGGACGAGTTGTGAACAGCAAAGTGGAGTTATGCGTCTACAAAGTCGGCCGGTCTTTTGTTGTCACTCTCGGCGAACGTCGGATTGCAGGTCCGAAGCCGATTTATTACGGCAAGCCAGTGTATGCGGTGAAGGTGGATATTGCCGACATCCAAGAGGCCCTGGAGAGCGTCAAGGAGATCGCGTTATGACGCTCGCCCACGAACACCCCAATCCCCTCGCCGTCCTGGATGCCGTCATCGCTGACCTGCGCGCGAGCGGCGATACCGGGCACGTCGAGAACCTGTTGCAGGCAGGGGAAGGCCTCATTGAGCTGATTGGATTGGCTCGCATGGTTATTCGTTCGGATGCTGCGCATCAATGGGGCGGCTCACGCAGATCGATTGTGGAATATGCGCAGCTCTGCCTTGATCACACCGGGAGCGCGCCATGACCAAGGATATGGCGATCGTCAATGTTCCGCTGAGCAAGCGCGGCAATATCGATGCGCAGCTCGATGCCTATAAGCGGGACATGCGCAAAGAGGAACGCAAAGTCTGCGCGCTGCTCGCAACGGAACGCCGTCAGCTGAGAGAAACAGCGAAGCATCTTGTTGAATCACTTCCTGACGACCGGTTGCTGTCCTTCGCTAGCAAGGCTGGCCTCTCAAAAGCCCGCGCGCTCAAGAAGCTTCGCTCTGAGGCGCACTGGAATCCCAATGCAGTTATTCGCGTGTTTGGAGAAGCACCATGACCCGCATCTTCCGCTGCAAGCTCCAGCGCGCGGATGGTATGCGCGTGGAGTACATCGGCCCATTCGGTCAGTGGTCGCAGGAATGGCACATCGTGCTGCGCATGGTCACTTGGAATCGCTGGAGGCTACGCCATGGCTGAGCAGATCAAAGATGGTGGTATGGCGTTTCCTGGAAGTGCCCTATACGACCCATCCCGTGAACAGGTGAATGTGGCGCAAGCCTATGGCGCTGATCCTGGTATGTCGCTGCGCGATTACTTCGCGGCGAAAGCGCTTCCCATCGTGGCCGGCATTGCTGACCTGGATAACGTTGGGTGTCTGGATGTCGCGCTGGCTGCTTATGAATGGGCAGACGCAATGCTTCAGGCACGGGAGACGCCACCGTGTGTTTAGCCGATCTCTACGACTACGACCCGAAGCGCCGCGAAAAGCTTGCATGCCTCGAATCCGTTATTCGCATGCGCGATGCCGTGCGCGAAACGAATGCCATCAACCGTTCTATGCCAGTCGCCGCAGCACCCACCCCGACGCGTGACCCCTACACGCGCAATGCAGCTGCGGCGGCTGGCACCCATAAGGACCTAGCGGCATGAGCGATATCGGAGAAATGTTCGATGGTTGGCGGGAGCTGCGGCGAGAGAAAAAACGCAGCAATCAATCCAATTCGACCGAATTGCTTCGTGAGCGCGGGGTCGAGTTCGAGTCAAAGAACAGCGGCGTCCACCTGATCGTGAAAGGCAATGGCCGAGTCGTGGATTTCTGGCCAAGCACTGGCAAGTACATCGTGCGTGGCGGAAAGACCGGCCGGGGAGTCTTCAAACTTCTGCGCATTGTGCAACCCAAGGAGCCTGCATGAACGCTCTGCGCCATCTCATCACCCGCGTTGACCGCCGCGCCGAAAGCTGCCGCGCACTCGATAACAACGAGCGCCGCGCGATTTGGGCGGCACGCTTCTACGGCGCCGGCCATCACCAGAAGCAACAGAAACCGCGCATTCGCGTCACCGTTCCTCAGCCGAAAGCTGACCACTAACATTCAAACGCCCGCACCAGCGGGCAAAGGAATCTGACATGTACGCACTGATCGAAACCAAGAACGCCACACACATTGCGATCCACATTCCTGCTGAACGAGCGAACGAATCGCTGCCGGCGATAGCTCGCATGCTGGAAACGAACGCCGTGTTCATCAAGAAGTCCTGGCGCGAAATGGAAACCGTGAAGGCATCAATGACCATCGTGCTCGGCGATACCTACGACGTGGACGACAACGAAGGCGAGGCGCTGAAGATCATCAGTAGCAACGACGTCATTGGCGACGAGTTCGTGGCTGAAAGTCCCGAAGTGTTTCGTAGCAATAAGGCGTATCGCGACAAGAAGGAAGCTGAGCTGAAGGAAAAGTGTCGCGAGATCGACTCGCTGAAATTGCAGGTCGAGAAGCTCCAAGCATCTCTCCAGGTCGCCTTGCATCCCGAACTTGTCGAAGAACCCATCTAACACCAACACCGTGCTCGCCGGTAGCGGGCAGAGGATCACATGGGCGACGAACTGACACCTGGCGAGCTGTATGCAAGTGAACAGACGGCGCCTGATGCTGACGAAGACATGAGCGATTTTGGCTAGGCAAACGAGGCAAACCTATGAGCACCCCTGTTTTGATCATTGGCGCATCCGGTACGGGGAAATCCACCAGCCTGCGCAATCTCGATCCCGCAAAAACCCTGTTAATCCAGGTGATTCAAAAGCGGCTCCCCTTCAAGTCGAAGGAATGGAAGTACTTTCACCGCGAGACCTGCCGCGAGGGAAACATCTTCGTGACGGATAACGCGGCAGAAATCATCACCCTCTGCCGGAAGACCTCCCGCAAGATGATCGTGATTGACGACTTCCAGTACATGCTGTCGAACGAGTTCATGCGCCGGTCGGATGAGCGTGGCTTTGACAAGTTCACCGACATCGGCAAGCACGCATGGGAGGTCATTACGGAGCTTTCCAAGCTCGCGCCGGATGTATGCGTGTACATCCTCACGCATTCCGAAGAAACCGAAAGCGGCATGACGAAGATGAAAACGATTGGCAAGCTTCTGGACGACAAGATCGCCCCGGAAGGCATGTTCACCATCGTCATGCGAACGCATACCGAGGACGGCAAGTACTTTTTCACCACGCGCAATAGCGGCAGCGACATCGTTAAGACCCCCATCGGTTTGTTCGACGACGCCCGCGTGGACAACGATCTTGCCGCCGTGGATCTGGCAATCCGCGAGTACTACGACATTTCGACAACCCAAGACAAAGAGGCGGCATAACCATGGCACGCGATTTCACACTCGATCAGCAGGCGGCAAAGGAATC